CCACAAATTATGCATCGTGAAACTCCAAACACGCGGAGTTGTAGTCAGGGAGGTACGGCAATTCAAAATTCCATACCTCAGCACGTGAAATTACCCACGCTCGCACCATGTCAAAGAACTTGCGACCATGAGGTGCACATTCGAGAAGCAAGTTCACAGTAATATCGCCAATCAAGGTAGAATCATAGGCCACAGCGTTTTGGTCCAGCCAAAAACGATGGGGCTTTCCAGTAGTCCAATCCAACATGCGTTGGAGAGAGTTCTTCGACAGAGCACCAAACCACAAGTCAGAGCCTTCCATGTGAGCAAAGTCACGCTTAAGAAAGGACAATTGAGCGAGTGGCTGGTGAGGGTGAATCACTTCTCCCTTATTTGCTGGTGTCACTGTAAGGCCAAGAAGTTTACACTCGGCAGCATATGTGACAAAGTTGAACCAATGACGAATGGCCGGATTCATGGTGATTACGTTGTCATCGCCATAAAAAGAACAACGAACCTGTTTTTGAAACTGATAAAAGCAAGCAAGTTTTGGAGCATGCACTCTTGCAAGCTTCATCCAGACATAAAAAGCGTAAATCCAGTTAATCAACGAATTGTCAAGTGCAGTCTGTGGTTGTCCAGTCATTTGTCCCCCTGGCATTTGCAAAATAACATTACGAAAGAGCACTAATGCGCGGTGCATACATGAATGCAAGGTGTGTCTAACAACGTCATCTTCTGCCTTCCAATTTGGATCACACCTCTGGAAGATCTTATTATAGATACGCGGTAAACGTTCCATCAGTTCAAGCGGCACTGTAGCATCCCACTTTGCAAAATCGCAATCAAAACCGACGTCACCAACTTCAGCATGCCACAGATACAAAGCGTGCCAATCTGAACTAAGTGGGTTGATTCCAATTTTCACAGGCATATCATTAAAAAGCGCTGTGAAAGCCGCAGAAACAGTATGAAAGTACTGACGATGTGCAATTGTATAGTCCACTGGAGAAGCAGTGATAGAGCGCGTCGCTGTGGCATCGTATATTTTCTTAAGTTTCAGAGGCTCATCCTTAAGAGCACCATGAAAAAC